CAACATGACGTTTCCTGACATTGAGATGTACGTCTATCCTCGGCCTACGCAAAACTTAGAGTTTCACTTTGTATCGGTTGAAGAACTAAGCCGCCCTGCTGATTTGTCAACGATTTTGTACTACCCACCAGGCTATCTGCGTGCGTTTACATACAACTTGGCCATGGAATTTGCGCCTGAGTTTGGCGTTGAGCCCAGCCCACAGGTGCAGCGCATCGCCATGACCAGCAAGCGCAATTTGAAGCGCATCAACAATCCTGATGACATCATGTCTATGCCGTACTCGTTGATTGCGACTCGCCAGCGCTTTAACATCTATGCCGGTAACTATTGATGAAGACGCCGATTCTTGGCTCTACTTATGTAGCGCGTTCTGTCAATGCGGCAGACGCTCGGATGGTGAACCTTTTTCCCGAGATCGTTCCAGAGGCTGGTAAAGAGCCTGCGTTCCTAAACCGCGCCCCTGGCCTCAAACTGCTCAATACTATTGGCAACGGCCCGATCCGTGGCCTATGGGCGTTCTCGTCCAACGACACCACGGCTTTTGTGGTGTCAGGCACTCAGCTGTACAAGATCACCACCGCGTATGTGGCCACGCTAATCGGCACGGTAGCCGGTACTGGCCCCGTCAGTCTGGCCGACAACGGCACGCAGTTGTTCATTGCGGCCAATGGCCCTAGCTACATCTACAACAACAATACCAACGTTTTTGGCCAAATTAATGACCTCGATTTTCCCGGCGCGGTAACTGTCTGTTATCTGGACGGCTATTTCGTGTTCAACGAACCCAATAGCCAAAAGATGTGGGTCACAACGCTTTTGGACGGTACATCCATTGACCCGCTTGAGTTTGCCAGCACCGAAGGGTCGCCTGACGGCCTGCTGGCCGTGGTGTCCAATTTCCGCGAAGTCTGGGCCTTTGGCTCAAACTCAATTGAGGTCTGGTACGACTCTGGCGCCACAGACTTCCCCCTGCAACGCATCCAAGGCGCGTTTAACGAGCTTGGTTGCGCAGCGCCTTACTCCATTGCAAAGATGGACAATGGCCTCTTTTGGCTGGGCCGGGATCGCCGGGGGCAAGGTATTGTTTACCGGGCCAATGGCTACCAAGGCCAGCGCATCTCAACTCATGCGGTTGAGTGGCAGATTCAACAGTACGCTGATTTATCGGACGCTATTGCGTACACATACCAGCAAGACGGCCACAGTTTCTATGTACTGGTTTTCCCTAGTGCCAATACAACTTGGGTTTATGATGCGGCCACGCAAGCCTGGCACGAACGTGCAGGCTTTGTTGATGGCAACTTTACCCGTCACCGTGGCAACTGCCAGATGGCGTTCAACAACAAGATTGTTGTGGGCGACTTTGAGAACGGCAACATCTACGCCTTTGACCTAGATGACTACTCGGACAACGGCGGCATTCAGAAATGGCTGCGCTCATGGCGTGCATTGCCTACTGGCACTAACACCCTCAAGCGCACAACCCAGCACATGATGCAACTTGATTGCGAATCGGGCGTGGGTTTGGTTGGCATTCCTAGCACTGATGTGTTTTACATAACAACCGAAAACAATGAAAAATTGTTGACAGAAGACGGCAATTTTTTAATTACTAATTTTGTGGCAACTCAAGGTGCAGATCCTCAAGTCATGTTGCGTTGGTCAGATGATGGTGGCCATACATGGTCAAACGAGCATTGGGCATCCATGGGCAGAATTGGCCAATATTACAAACGTGTAATATGGCGACGTTTGGGCATGACCACCAAGTTGCGTGACCGAGTGTATGAGGCGTCTGGCACTGACCCTGTGAAGATTGCAATCATGGGCGCAGAACTAATTCTGAGTCCAACGAATGCCTAGCCCTAACGCTACGCCAACACCGATCACGCCGCCGCGAGTGCCGCTGGTTGACCCTCGCACGGGTATGATTGACCGCGCTTGGTATCTGTTTTTCTTGTCGCTTAATGACATTGCCACAACAGTTGTTGACGATGGCGGCCTTGGCCCAAGTGTTGAATCTTTAATTGCGTCCTACGATGCGGCTTTGCAAGCGCTGGCGCAAGAGGTTGAAACCCAGCCACCACCAGTTGATCTGAGCGCTGAATTGATTAAGCAGATTGAAGCAGCGGGCCTTGAGGACTGCTGTTCTGGCTTGTTGTCTCAAGTTGCCGAGATGCAAAAGCAATTAGAAGCGCTTAGTCTGTTGCCCCCACCATCGCAAGGCACAGTGACAGCGGTTACGGCCACAGCGCCTGTGGTGTCGTCTGGCGGCACTGCGCCTGACATCAGCCTTGCGGCTGGCTATGGTGATACGCAAAACCCGTATGCTGCCAAAACTGCCAATTTTGTGCTGGCTGGCCCTACGGCTGGCGCGGCAGCAGTGCCTGCGTTCAGGGCTTTGGTGGCCGCTGACATTCCCGCGCTGCCCTATGGAACTGGTGATGTTGTTGGCCCTGCCAGCGCTACTGATAACGCTGTTGCCCGATTTGACGGGACTACGGGCAAGCTAATTCAAAATTCTGTAGTCACAATTAGCGACACAGGCGCGACTACAGGCGTTACAACATTAGCTGCTTCTACTAGCGTTACTACACCTATAGTTCAAGCATCAAACTCTGCTGGTTTATCGCTTAAAAATGCGTCAGGCACAACCCAAATGAGTGTTGGTGCTGGCGGTGGCGATAATATGTCCATCAATGTTTCTACCAATTTAAATGGTACAAACGCACAAATAGATATTAGTCCTACTGGCACTGGCCATGTGCATATAAAGCCTAGTGGTACAGGCTCAATTGAAGTTGCGCCTACTAATGTAGGAACAATTGACAACATGACAATTGGGGCTACAACTGCTAAAAATGCAAGTGTTGTAGATTTAAGCGTTACAGGAACACTTAGTTTTGACGCGGCACAAGGAACAGCAGGTCAAGTTCTTACATCGGCTGGAACAGGGGTAACTCCTACTTGGACAACACCAACAACTGGCACTGTAACTTCTATTTCTGTTGTGTCGGCCAACGGTCTTGCCGGTACATCAAGCGGCGGGGCAACGCCTGCGCTGACGCTATCGACCAGCATCACAGGCATTTTAAAAGGCAACGGCACGGCAATTTCTGCCGCTGTGGCCAATACAGACTATATGGGTGTTGGCGCACCAGTCACCAAGACCGCTGACTTTACGGTTGCCAACGGTGAGATCTGGTACATCAACAACAAGTCAGGATCGACTTGCACCGTGACTTTGCCAGCCGCATCGTCATGGACTGGCCGCACGTTGACGTTTAAGAACATGCAGGCGCAGACTTTAGTGTCTGCATCTAGCAATGTTGTGCCTATCGACAGTACAGTCGCTGGCACAGCAATCCTCTTGGCAGTTGTAGGAAATTGGGCGACAATGGTGTCTGATGGCACAAATTGGATCATCATGCAACAGGCCGCTAACAATTGCCTTTTACTGGAGTAACCCATGACAGTCACCGTCAAAGTCCTTGTTCCCGCCAAAAACGTTGAGAACAGCCAGACCACCCAGTACACGGCTACTGGCGTCACGACCATCATCGACAAATTCACCGCAACCAACTACACCGCAACCGCTGCAACCATCAGCGTCAACTTGGTCACGGTGTCTGGGTCTGCCGGCAACTCCAACTTAATCACCAAAACCAAGACGCTCCAAGCGTCTGAGGTCTATACTTTCCCCGAGTTGGTGGGCCAAGTGCTGGGTGTGGGCGACTTCATCAGCACCATTGCAGGCACTGCCACAGCTATCAACATGCGCGTCAGTGGCCGTGAAGTAACCTAAGGAGAGCAGCGTGGGATTTTTTCAAGACTTAATAACAAACCCAATTGGCACGTTATCTGATACAGCAACTAAAGTTGTTCAAAATCCAGCGGGGGCGGCAGACGATTTTTGGAAAACCGGCGGGGGCGACGCAGCTAAAGCAGCAGCTATAGCTGCGGCGATTTACTATGGCGGCCCAGCAGCGATGCAGTATTTTAGTGGCGCGGGCGCAGGCGCTGCTGGAGCTGGAGCTGCCGATTTGGCGGCATACGATGCGATTGCGGGGTTGACTGCTGGCGGCGCGGGGGCAGGGGCGGCTGGAGCGGGTGCTGCTGGTGTCAATGCTTTAACTGGCGCTGGAATGGGGTCTAGTTGGATGATGCCTGCGGCCATACTTGGCAGCTCTTTGTATGGGGCTAACGCGGCCCAACAGGCAGGTAGCGCACAAGCCGCCGCCGCAAGCCGTG